AGATCCTCTACCACCAGTTATAATAAAGTATCGTGAATCTACTTTATCCCATACCAAAAATTTATCCCTTATCTTTAATTGCACTAATTAATTCCTTAAAGTTTACATTAACATCTCCTGAAGTATTCAAATCTATAGCTTGGTTTTCTTGGTAACCTCTTGCCTTGCCTTTTGTCTTAAGATAAAATATAGTTGCAGCAGTTGAATTATCTGATATTTGTTTATGTAATTGACTTTCTGCAAAATCTAAAGCTACGTTTTCTATATCTTTAACTTTCTTTGCAAAATCTTGATCCTCTTTTAACCATTTATAAAAAGTGCTTCTAGGTATATCAGCTTTCTTGCATGCTACTGTTACAACCCCTAAACTTTGTTCTAATGATTTTAATAATGATTCTTTTTTTATGTGTCTACTTTTGTCCATGTTATACCCCTTTTATAGGAACTTTCATTATTGGATTATAATCAAAACTCCTTTTACTTTGTTTATCCCTTTTTATTATATCTTTTCCCCACTTTTTTTGTAAAGCAAAGAATTGTTGTTTTTCCTTTTTTAAACTTCTTATGTTTGCACATCCTCCCTCTTGTTCGGATTGCTTGACATTATAGTTAGCATAATTAACTCTTAAACATCCTTTATATTTTTTTATATTTTGTAATGTAAAATCATAATCTTCTTTTAATGGTAGGTCTTCATCATATCTTAATTCTGTTCCTTTAATGTGAGCATGAAATGGACATCCTATAAACTGAATAAAACTAAAAGGTGTATATTCTCTGTATGCACCTTTATCTGTTACAGTATTTAATCCCCATAATTTAAATCCTAATTCTTTACATACTAAACTTGTTTGTTGGCAGAATCTAATTAATTCTTCTTCTTCTAATTTTGTATTAGTCTGATCTTGCCATCTGCTTATTTCTTTACAATCATCATCCAATATAATCAGACAATCAACATCATCAAGCAAATTGTCTAATATCCAGTTTCTTACTCTGGAGATATTACCTTGAGCAGAATCTGGGCAAACTATTATATCATTTCCATTCTTTTTGTATTCTTCTGCTTCGCTTTCTCTTACCACTAATTTAACAGATGGATAATTAATTTGTGTTATGCTTTTCTCTGGTCTTTTATATGAAGGAGCTACTATTCTAATTTTCATTCATTAATTTATTTATTGCATTAGTTCCATTTAATACCCTTCCTATTCCTTTACTCCATTCTTTACCATTAGCCCTTCTTCCTGTTTCCGTTCTTAATCCAAACACAGTTTTAGCTTGTAACCAATCAATGTCAGTATCGAATTTTAAAACAATATAATTGCTTTGTCTATCTAATTCTGTAGCAAATATATTTTCTGTATCTATATTATTAGGATTTCCCATTTCCTCAATATCATCTTCTGTTAAAGGAACTTCCAATCCCCATTCATTTAAACTTTCTGCATCCCATTCATTAGCCAGAATATCCCAATCCCACTCTCCAAAGCCTACATTATCTTTTATTATAAACTCTTTCTTTTGATCTTCTGACCATCCCTCTGCAGTATCTATCCAGACTTCTTTTAATCCAGCTTCTATTGATGCTTTTAATCTCATGTTACCGCCAAGCACTATCATGTTTTCATCTACTATGATTGGTCTTTTTTCTAACATTTCAGGAAAGCTTTTAATGCTTTTAACTAGCTTTTTAAACTTATGATCCTTAATGTATCTAGGATTAACTGCATTAGGTTTTACTTTAGATATATTTATTTTTTTCTTCATATTAATCATTTATTGCTTCTTTTAATAAATCAAATTGTTGTTTTTTTAAAGCTTCTGTTAATTTAACACATTTTAAATATGCATAATAGGAATCTGTATCATACTTTTTTATTTCAGGATATATCTTATTAATACTATGCATTACATTTGCATGGCTAAATCCAATTGATTTTCCTATTTTTTCTAAAGTATTGCTTGTTTGTTCTTTACATAATTTAAAATATAATGCTCTAGCAAATATATATTCTCTTTTTCTTGATTTTACATTTAAGCTTAATTTAGTTTCTTTTTCTATTATGCTTTTTATGGTTTCCATTATCATAATCTTATATTTTTATTAATCGTTATCTATTATTTTTTGTATTAATTCTAAAAATTCTATATACTCTATTGCTAATCTTATTCCTTCGCATTCTAAATATAATTCTTTATCCTCATAATCATACATGATCATTTTTAATTCATCTACATCATTGCCTTTTTCATAATCGAATAAAGCTATATAATAAAATTGATATATTATATCATTCTTTAATCCTTCCATCCAATCCTTAATCGTAATAGATTATAACATTGAATATATTTTTGTTTTCCTTTTGATTTGTATATCTCTTTGTATAACTCGTATGTCTTTTTTGTAAATTGATAATTAGTTTCGCAATCCTGAAACAATCTTTTTGCATATGCCTTTCCGTAACCTTTGCAATAGTTTACATTATCTGCGCTATCTCCAATGATCATTTGACTATAAAAATTATATAATGATTCTTTATAGCTTATGTTTGATATTGTTTGGTGTTTATAGTGATAGTTATATAATATGCAAGGCAATTGTTTGTAATCTTTGTCTAATGAAACTATTATTACATTGTTTTGCCCTAATTCATCAGTCAGCTTTTTCCAATACGTTGCAACCAGATCATCCGTTTCCATTCCATAACAACTTTTAGAAGAATAAATAGCAGATATTTCTTCATGCATTTTATTTAATAGTTTAGGATGTTCTTGCTTTTTTCTATTTGCTTTATAATTAGGATCTAATAATTTTCTAAAATTACCTCTACTATTGTTAAAAGTAATTACCTTTTCTATCTCGTAAGTTTCTTCTAGCCTATTTATTATAGACATGAAAACCTGATCAAACTTTCCAATAGCTTCATCTAAAATATCATCTACTCCGCAACATGAGGAATAGACTAAACTGTCTGCATCAAATAGTACTATCATAATCCCTCTCTCCTTGTTCTATTTCTTTTACTGCTTCTAATTCTAAAATATCTATTACATAATCTGCTAGCAAGTCTATTATGTCTTCTCCTCCATGTAACACTTTACACAAATTAAAATCACTACAACTGCCTGGATACATATATGTGCGATCGTCACCTTCATAAAATTGACCTACTAATGTTAGCTCTACGTTATCGTAAATTACTGTTGCTTCTCTCATCTTCTTACTAATTGATAGTTTAAATCTCTAACATATTTCAACCTCTGTTTTAATTCTGTTTTATGATTTAACATATCGATTAATAAATCTTTTCCTTTTCTTGTTTCTTTAATGTTTAATTCATTTTCTAAAGTATTAATCATTTTACCTAAATAAGATAAATCTTTAATTAAACTTTTTTGAATTGCATAACTTGTCATAACGTTTTGTTTTATAATTATATATAAATATAAACATTATTGTTAATAAAAAAAAATTATTCTTTATAATCTTTAGTTGCTTTAGTTAAAAATTCATCAATTCCATCTATTCTTTTAGATAGTTTTTCTATTGCTACATACAAAGTTGCTACTGTAGATTCAAGAATCTTAAATCTTTCTTTGGTTGTATATTTTTTAGATTTCATAAATCATTAATATTATTTAATTGATTGTTTTTTATTTCTAAAGTTGGAGCTTTTAATTTAAAACTGCTTCCATCTGATCTAGTTCTTTCTTGTCCAATTACAAATAAATCTCCTCTTGTTTTCAATTCTTCTTTTGTAACCCATCCGCAAACAGATAATTTATTAGTTTTTTTATTTAATGAACAAAATATATATCCATCGCAATCATAATTTAATTGATAACCGATAAAATTATTAACGTAATATGGTTTAGGATCTACATTTCTCCCCATTGTTTTAACATCAAATTTTTTTCCTTTATATATAAAATCATAACCTCCATCAAATCCATCAGCATATTTATGCTCAATGTTAAAATAGTTCTTAATTAAAATTTCTCCTAATAAACCAACAAATTGTTCTTCTTTATTGCCATCAGCTTTTGATCTGTTAGCTATATTGTTTGTCTTTAAATATTGCCAAACTTCTTTTTTTAATTTCTGATTTACATTTAAAATCATAATTTCATAAGTTTGTTTATAGCTGTATGACCGCCAATAACTACTCCGCATCCAATAGCTTGTTTTTTAAAGTTTTTAGCATACGCTGCTGCGTAAGTAGAACTATCAACTCCGCAACCAACTTGCATTCCAAATACTCTAAATTTCTTTCCTACAAACCACATTGTATATGCTTCTGTATGAGTATGACCGCAAACGCTAGACATCATATTGTTTTTCGCTTTTGCTTTTGCTTGACCGCCCTCTCCATGTTCATACAAAACGCCATCATAAGATATGCTTTCAACCCAATTCCAATTAGGAGTTTTTAACACATCATTGTAACCTTTTATCCATCTGCTTGGAACTCCTCCAGAAAATGCTTTCCTAGAAGCTAGGCGATCATGATTGCCAATACAGACATCTGCTTTTGGAAATGCTTTATACCAATAAGAAACTTTTTTTATAGCTAAAGAAAGCTCATGACCAGCAGACATTCCATCAGGATCTTGTTCGTGGTAACTCCATCCATGCGAATCAATAATATCTCCAATAAATATAACTTGATTGCAATTATGTTGCGCATAAACTTCTTGGCAAAATTCCAAATATCCCTCTAGAACGAAAGGAGCATGCAAATCTCCTATTACTAGAATCCTTCTTTCTTTTTTTGTAAGATTCTCATAAGCTGCTTTTTTGTTTCCTTTAAGTCTAGGTCTAATTTCCATAAGATTTCATTAAAGTTTTCATTTCATTAATCATAGATATAACGCAACTACCACAAGTGCTAAATTGTTTTTTTGCTTTAAAAACTCTATTATATATAGTTAATATTTTTCTTTGCGCTTCTGCAGTTAATCTTGTTGCTCCATTGAATTTTTCTAATTTAATATCAGTGAGATAGTTATATTCTTCTTCATTCAAGCATTCAGGCTTTCTTCTTCTAGGAAATAACTTATTCAGCTTTTCCTTTCTTTGTTCGCATCCGCAGTCTTCTCCAAATGCCCATTTAACAAGTTTTTTAATTCCTGTTGCTTCTGTAATTTTTTCTATTTGATCTCCTAATCCTTTTATATCTTCCATATTATTAAAACCTTAAATATAACTTTTTGTTTTTCAATCTATTAAATCAAAGTCGCCATTAATATAATCTTCAAAATCTTCTCCAAACATTTCTCTCATTTTATTTTTACTTTTTTTTAGAGTATGAAATATATTAACTGAACTGATTTTAGTTTCTTTTGCTATTCCTCTAATGCTTAATCCAGAATCTCTATATATTTTAAATATTCCTTTTTCATAAAAATGCCAGTTTTCTAATTCTTTGTCCATTTTATTAATAATGTTTTGCAAAGCAACATTTTTTTCTGATTCTAAAGATTCATTTGAAATATTATATACATGATCATTTAAAGGCAATTTCCTGGTTTTTTTTAATTCATTGTTAAAGTTATTGCAAATGTTTCTAATAATAAAAAACATGTAACCTTTATTGACTTTATCATTTTTAATAATCTTTTCAGGATTAGAATATTTATGAACTCTAATATATGCTTCTTGAACTATATCTTCAGCATAATCTCTAGCCCCAAAGTTTACAGCAATTTTTATCCATTCTTTATGATGTTTAGCAATTTTATTTAACCAATGCATTTAGTATTTAATTTTCGTAATAGGATCAAAATATCCTCCGACAACTTCTGGCAATCCAACTTTATTAACTTTGAAAGCGAAATCATCAAAAGGAAAACCCCTTGACCTTTTACATTTAACATTTACCCAATTATTTATTTTGTCGTTTTCTAAATGTATTTGTGTTTCTGCTTTCTTTTCGCAACATGATCCGAGATGCCCTGTTGGTTTCTCTGATCCATAATTAGAATGAATTATTGTTATAATATGGCAATTAAACTTTTCGCTCCATTCCATTAATTTTTGAACTACAAAATTAGATTGATCAATATTATTTACATCTCCGCATAAGTCAGCAATGCCATCTATAATAACTAGCCCAGCATCTTTAACTTTGTTTGTAAGATAATATTCTATAAACTCTAATCTAAATTTGTAACCAATGGTTCTTAATCCGTAAGTATGATAGCAACCAACATCATCTCCATCATTCATATCTACAACTCTGCGGAATACTCTTTGCGCATGGAATTTACCCTGTTCTGTATCAAAATGAATTAAGCATTTGTTTTCTCTGTGTCCTCTTAAATTACCAGCAAATCTGTTTTTGCCTGAAAGATATACTGAAGCTAATAAAGATATAAAGTAGGTTTTAAAACTTTTAGGAGGAGCAACGACAAAAGAAAAGTTGCCATAAGTTCCTAAACTAGTAGGAATAGTGGTTTTTCCTTTTATTGTGTTTATAGTTGTTTCTCCCATTGAAATCGCTACTGGCGGATTCTCTATTATTTCATCTGTATTTATTCTGCATTGTTCTGTTAGTAAATCGTAATATAGTTTGTTTTCTTCTGTCATAAAAAAAAGGGGCATATAGCCCCTAATTTAATAAATTATTTTTAAAAAGGCAGATCAACATCCACCTCATTTTTAGTTTCTTGAACTTGAGCTTCTTTTGGCTTTACAAATAATGGCTCATTGTTAGTGTAAATTACTCTGCCATTTCCTAAATATTGCTTTGGTTCTTTGTTTTTAATTTGTTCAGGAGTTTGAGCAATCCATACAGAAACATTCTGATCATAATTATTTAATTCATCTTGGATGCCTATTGTTAAATCAACATATACATCCTTTTTACCTTCATACTGCGCTTCTTTAGGTATTTTCTTTAATCCAATTCTAGTGTTTAATAAGTGTCCCATTTTTTTATTTATTTAAGTTAATTAATTTTTCTTTATCTATTTTATTCGTTTTTTTAAAATCTTCGGATTCATCCTCTCCAAATACTCCTAATTGGTAAAAGCCAGTTAATTTTAATACAGCTCTTGATAAAGCTCTTTTTTCTGCCATCTCTACTACATACCAACTCTGGCAATTGCCCTCTTTAAATGTAGCTCCTTTTAATGCAGATCCAAAACTTTCTATTATAGTGTTTGGTTTAGTTTGAACAAAAGCGTTTGCTTTAATTACTGCAAAAATAGTTTCGCATTTTATAACTTCATAATTTACAGTTATGTTTTCTTTTGCTTGAATCTTTTCAATTCCTGATCTTGTGATTATAGTAAAAGTTTTTTTGTTATCTCCATATCCAATATCTTTTGTAAATATATCCTCTGGAGTTAATTCATACTCTTTATACAATTCTATTATTTTTTCTCTGTTCATTTGTTTTCTTTTTTTTGGTTTGACTTTGTTTTATATAAATATAATTTATTTCTTTAAAATAATTATCATTTAAATAATTTAAATATTTATTCATTAAATAATTGTTTTCTTCTTTCTTGTTTTATATTGCTATTTTCTAAAATTAATTCTCTCTTTTGAATCTGCAAAGTATTTGTATAAAAATACATTTCTTTTAAAGCTCTAGAACAATCATCAACAACTTTATTGTTTGGATGCTTTTCTTTTAACTTTATTAAATACTGCGCTAGGATCTGAAAATTATTTTCATAATTAATTGAATCTAATATCATACCTCTTGCTTAATTCAGATTTTAATAATTCT